ATTTTGGAGCGGGTCACGGCATGATTGTTGAGTGGTTTACACCAAGTCCTAAGCCTGCGCTTGAATGGTTCGGCCTGTTGTCTGGCACGCTTGCCAGCATGGGCGGGGGCGGAACGGTCGCGGTGGCGTCGGTTGTGGGGCCGCAGGGTCCACCTGGGGACGCTGGGGCTGCTGGTTCAACGGGCGACACGGGGCCAACCGGGGCCGCTGGATCGGACGGCAATGATGGCGCAGTAGGCGCTACAGGTTCGCAGGGTATCCAAGGCATTCAGGGCGATACAGGCGCAGCGGGCGCGACAGGATCGGCAGGCGCTGATGGGGCCGATGGAGCAACCGGACCTACAGGGCCCGCCGGACCCGCTGGCCCACAAGGGGACGCTGGTGCGACCGGACCAACGGGCGACACAGGGCCAGCAGGCGCGATAGGAGCAGACGGTGCAACAGGCGCAGCGGGTGCTGATGGAGCAGATGGGGCCACAGGCGCTACGGGCGCAACGGGCGCGCAAGGCATCCAAGGCATCCAAGGCATTAAGGGTGACACTGGCGACACGGGAGCCGCAGGCGCTGATTCAACAGTCGCCGGACCGACCGGACCTGCTGGCCCACAAGGGGACGCTGGTGCAACCGGACCAACGGGCGACACGGGGCCAACCGGGGCCGCTGGAGCGGACGGCAATGATGGCGCAGTAGGCGACACAGGTCCGCAGGGTATCCAAGGCATTCAGGGCATCCAGGGCGATACGGGCGCAGCAGGCGCCGATGGTGCAACGGGGGCAACGGGGGCAACGGGCGCGACAGGACCGGCAGGCGGCGGCACCTTCTCATTCTGCCAAGTGCGCAACACCGACACGTCTACAAACATCAACCAAGCCACTGCCGCAAACATCCCGTTCGGCGGAACAAACGACGCAACAGACTCGGACTACACTTTGGCCAGTGACAGCATCACGGTCAACTTTGATGGGGTTGTAACTGTGCAGGCGCACATATCTCAGAGCATACCTCGGGGCGCGCCATTGGTACGCCCAAACGTCGGTATCTGGATTACAAATAATAATACTAAGGTCAGTGGTGTGGGACAGACGGGTTACATCCGGAATGCCGACGGCCATAATGAGTCATCGTCGCATATGAGTACCACGTTCGCTGTGTCGGACGGAGATGTTATCCGCGTTCAGGGTGAAGAGCGCGCGGCATCTGGCACCGTTAACCAAATAGCAGGCGAAAGCCAAGTCACGGTAGAGCGGCGCACATGACCGACCCAGCCAAGCGCGCACCCGCATTCATCACGCATGACCCCAAGCGAGAGGCACAGATACAATCCCGGCTGCTGGACGCGCTAGAGGCACGGTTCCGGCGCAGGATAGCCAAGGTGCTGGCCAAGGAAGCGGCAGGGCTGCTGGCGCGCTACCGTGAGTTGGGCTTTGTGCCACCGCCCGATAATGACGACGAGCGTGCCGTGCGGGACGTTTACATGGAAATCGGCCTGCGATCTGCGCGGGTATTTGGCGCGCGCGTGATAGGCGACGGCAAGGCGCGGGGCCATGTGCTAGAGGTTAAGTTTTCATACGCGGATTTCTTTCGATCGGTAGCGACTGGCTGGATCAATCAGGAAGCTATCCGCAGGCGTATTACAGGCGTTGCGGAAACCACGCGCGCAGACATTGTGAGGCAGGTAGCGGCGGGGCAGGCCGACGGTCTAGGCGTTGATGCCATAGCGCGCAACATATCTAAGCGTGTGATAACTGGATACACAGTAATAGACAGTGATGGTGTTTCTAGGGTCGTGCCGTCTATCAGCCGGATGCGTGGCGCGCTGATTGCCCGCACAGAGACACACGGCGCGGCAAACTATGCCATGCACGAAACGGCCAAGCAGACGGGCCTAGTGCTGGTCAAGGAATGGGTGGCGGCAGAGGATGAACGGACCCGGCCCGAACATGCCGACGCCAACGGGCAGACGGTCGCAATGGATGAACCGTTTATGGTTGGTGGGGAGCGGCTGATGTATCCTGGCGATTCATCTGGCAGCGCGTGGAACACCATCAACTGCCGATGCTCGTTAATACACCGCGTATTGGACCCCGACTTCTAGAGGTGGCAAAATAAACCCCGCCAGCATCGTGTGACGCGGCGGGGTTGCCTAGTCCTCTAGGTCTTAAGCCCGACAAGCGGGTGTGTTGAGGCGCGGCGTGTAGGGATTCGAACCCACGGCGTCTGGTAGAAACTAGCGTGCCAAACGCGCCCCGTCGAGATGCTTTAAACCACTCAGCCAACTCCGCGCCTCATGTGGTGTGCTTATGCGACTTCCGTTTCCGGCTGCAACCCCGCAACGAGGCCAAGCACACCGCATCAATCGCGGCTTAGTAAGTTGCCCCGTCCCTGATTCCCCGCCAAAAATGAACATGGCCCACGGGGTTGACGCTATCGCGCATCAGGGCGTTTGACGGTGGGGCGGGCCGGTCTACAGGATCGGGCCGAGAATGGCCAACGCTTACCGCAATAGCCGCGCGTATGCAACCCCGCGCGACATAGGGTTTGCAACTTTGCAGAACTGTGCTAGAACTTTGCAAACGGCTGTCGTGAGACATCCTAGTCCCTTAGATGGAGCGGCCCCGCATGTCGGACCTGACAGCATATCTTGCGCGCAAAGACGGCGCTGACCCGCTTGAGGTCAAGCTGGCCCCGTTGCAGATCAAGGCTGAAAAGGAAGATGCCGACTTTCTGACGATCTCAGGCTATGGCAGCGTCTTTGGCAACGAGGACATGGGCGGCGATATGGTCATGCAGGGCGCGTTCCTCGACAGCATCGCCAGCGGTCGCAAGGTCAAGATGCTGTATCAGCACGACACCGCGCAAGTGATCGGCGTTTTCGATACCATGTCTGAGGATAGCTACGGGCTGCGGATGCAAGGCCGGATCAGCAAGAAATTTGGCAAGGGTGCCGAGGTTGCCGCGCTGATCAAGATGGGCGCGATTGAGGGCCTGTCGATTGGCTACCGCACCAAAGAATACTCCATGGATGAGGCCACGGGCCAGCGCAAGCTAACCAAGCTGGACCTGTTCGAAGTGTCGGTTGTCACGTTCCCAATGAACGAACTGGCCAGCATCACGGGCATGAAATCAGAGAACATGACAGAGCGCGATATTGAGCGCCTGTTTAAGGATGTGGGCTACTCGAATCGCATGGCCAAGGTCATGGCGGGTGGCGCATGGAAGGGTCGGGACGAGGTTCTGCGGGATGCAGACGGGTCTGGTCCAGAAGTTAATCAGCGGGACGTTGATGACCTCAAAGCACTTTTGAAATCAATCACGCAAACGAAAGGGACTTAAATGTCTGACTTTGCAGAAATCAAAGGGCTGGTTGAAAAAATCAATCCCGTCCTTGTTGAACTTCGCGGAGAGATTGACGGGCTGAAAGCTGAAAAGCCCGTTGATGTTGTCACCGAAGAAAAGCACAACAAAATGGTTGAGAGCATCACCGCCGGAATGGCTGAGATGCAGGCCAAGCAAGCCAAGATCGAGGCCGCGTTGCAGCGCCCCGGTTCTGACATCAAGAGCGACCGCGACAACGAGATTGAAACCAAGCACGGCGAAGCGTTCCAGTCGTATATGCGCACTGGTCAAATGCCTGCCGGGTTCAAGGTTTCGTCTGACGGTATCGAAATCAAGGCCATGTCAACTGACGTGAACCCCGATGGCGGTTATCTTGTTCGGCCCGAACTGTCTAATACTATCATCACGCGCATCTTCGAGACGTCGCCACTTCGCGCCGTTGCCAACGTTGAGCGGACTGGTGCCAAGAGTATCGACATTCTGATTGACGATCAGGAAGCCGCTGCGCGTTGGGCGAGTGAGGGTGCATCTGGTGGTGCAACTGACACCCCAGAACTGGGCCAGAAGGTTCTGACCGCGCACAAGATCGAAGCCGATCCGCGCATCACAACCGAGATGCTGGAAGATAGCTACCTCAACATCGAGGCATGGCTTTCTGGCAAGGTCGCGGACAAGTTTGCACGCACGCAAAACACCGCCTTCCTTGTCGGCACTGGCGTTGGCCAGCCGCGTGGGTTCCTGACCTACCCGGCACAAGCAACCTCCGGCACATACGAGCGCGGCGCAATCAACCAGGTCAACATGGGTTCCGCCGCTGCGCTGAATGCCGATGGCCTGATTGCACTGCAAAACTCGCTCAAGGAAGCGTATCAGCCCGCCGCCGTATTCGGGATGAAGCGTGCAACCTTTGGCGCTGCATTGAAGCTGAAAGGGGCTGATAACTATTTCTTCTCCCCCGTTCTTTTGCGTGATGGGCAAGCCACCATGCAGCTTCTGGGCAAGTCGGTTGTGTTCATGGATGACATGCCCGCAGTCGGTGCCAATGCTCTGGCAGTCGTCTATGCCGACTTTGGGGCGGCCTATACGATCCTTGACCGTGTGGGCGTGCAGGTTTTGCGCGATCCATTCACCAACAAGGGTTTCATCACCTACTACACAACCCAGCGTGTGGGCGGCGATGTGACCTCATTTGATGCGATCAGCATCGGAAAGGTGGCAGTTTAATGGCACAGTTTGATACACGCAATGACGCGGAATACGGGATGGCCCTTGGCGCTGTTCTGTCTGGCGT